TTAACGAATGGGGAATTGATCAGGTGTGTAGGGATCCAGAATTAAAGGGAAGGATAAAGGTACTAAACCAACAGGGGCAACCGGCCATGAATCCTGCCGGATAAAGGCCGGTTTTATTTTGTTCTTTGAATACCAATGATAGGCACTATCAGAATTTATTAAGTTGTTAGGTTTGGGCCTTTCCGGTGTGCGTACCTCTCCCGGAGGGGACAAAGCAGGATGCCACAATTAGCCTGCCTGTAATACCGACAAAGTGCGATGCTTATTAAATTACGTGCCAAATGAATATACAAACAAAGTCCCCTGAAGGGCATCAGGGGCATTTTTATAGTAGAATGAAGACAATTTTTCGGACATATCAATTTGAATTGAAGCCAACACAAGAGCAAAAAGTGTTGTTGGATAAGCATTTTGGATGTATCCGTTACGTTTACAACTACTTTTTAAATGAAAGGAAAGAGCAATACCAAGCAGATAAAAAGTCTGATAATTACTATAAACAGGCTGCTACATTAACCGAACTAAAAAAGAAAGAAGAAACTGAAAGATTAGAAAATAGCGATTCTTATTGCGAAAAACATTGGTTTGAATATGTTGCTAAAGCACATCTTGGAACTATGAAAAGAGGTAGTGAACTAAAATTACTTCTTGAAAAACAAAACTATAAATGTGCTTATACTGGCATAGTATTAATACCTGCTTTAAATGCAAGTATTGACCACAAAATGCCATTATCATTAGATTCAGAGCAATATCAAAAAATAGAGAATCTTCAATGGGTATGTTTAGATATTAACACAATGAAAAGAAACCATACAGAAGAAGATTTTTTGGAATACATTAAACTAATCTATGAAAATAGGTTAGCTGGGTAGGAACTATCCAGTACACGGGTGGAGATGATGTTAGACTGAGCAATCAGCAGTCGTCCGTGAAGCCCGAAGCCCATTTGTCTTTAGCAAATGGGTAGTTCACAAAGCCCGGAATGATAGATAATTTTAAAACTGCATACCGTAAAGGCAAAAAGCTACTGAAGGAAAAAGGAATTTTACAGTAAAAAAAAAGACATGAGCGCACCAAAAGGGAACCAATATTGGAAACTAGCTAACAACTGGAAGAAACCAAAATCATACCAGCCTGATGAATTTCTTGACAAAGCTATTGAATATGCAAAGTGGTGCGAAGATCATCCATTGTATGAATCAAAGTTATTTGGGACCGGGTTAAAAGGAAAGGTATCTAAGATGAGAGTAATGACAATTCAAGGATTCTGTTGTTACGCTAATATCAACAGTTCTACGTTTTATGAATACGAAAAGCAAGAAGCCTATTCCAAAATCATAAGAGGGATAAGGGATATATTTGAGGCGAATGCATTGGAAGGAGCAGCGAGCGGACTATTAGAATCCAATATAGTGGCAAGGTTATTAGGCTTAGTGGATAAGCAGGAACGGAAGGTAACAAATTTAGAACCAGTAGTTATAAAAGTAATTGAATCAACTCATAAATTTGCCAGCAGTGAATCAGAGGTAACTGATCAGGAAAAGAAATGAATGGAAACCAAAGTAATTACCGCAAATCCTCTTTATAAAGAAATCCGGAACACCCCTGAAAAAACAATAGTATTACAGGGAGGGGCGCAGGCCGCTAAAACATGGGAAGCCCTTCAGAACTTAATTACATGGTCAATAGAAAACCCTGGAGAAATAAACACGGTAACAGCTGAATCAATCCCCAACCTGAAAAAAGGTGCATTGAGGGATACACAGAAAATCCTAAACCTTAACCCTCATCTCTGGGATTACATAGTTGATTACAACAAATCAGACAGATTATTAACTTTCAAATCAGGATCGATCATTGAATTTACCAGTTATGAAACGGATCAGGATGCAAAGGGAGCTAAAAGAGACAGGTTATTTGTCAATGAATGTGATGCTTTACCGTGGGAAATTGTCTGGCAGCTTATGATAAGGACCAGCAAAAAAATAATATTCGACTATAACCCAACCTGTTCATTCTGGTGCCATGAAAAGATCATCGGCAAGCCGGATACCAGGCTAATAATAACGGATCACAGAGACAACCATTTCCTTTCTGAATCAATTCACAAGGAAATAGAAAGCATTTCGGATCCTGAGTTATGGAAAGTATATGCCAGGGGATTAACAGGGCAGCTGAAGGCATCAATTTATTCAAACTGGCAGAACATACAGCTGAACGAATTCCCGAACAATTTTGATGAGATAATATGGGCTATTGATTACGGTTACGGCACGAAGGAATCAAGCGGTAAAACGGCTATTATCAAGATAGGTTATCAGAAGCCGAACAAACTTTATATTCGTGAATGTTGCTACCATCCAGGGGGAATGGATGAACACCAGATAAAACAGGTACTTGAAAAAAACGGATGGGAAAACGGGGATCCGTATTACTCAGAACACGACCCGAACATGGTATCAGCACAAAGGAGGCTGGGAATATCGATCAGGATGGCAATAAAAGGGGAGCGGTCGGAGTGGTACGGCATTATGAAAATCAAAAAATTCTCAGTATATTACAGTTCGGTTGATGAGAATTTGCAGTATGAAAAAACACATTACAGGTGGGTATCAGTCGGTGAAATCATAACTAACGTAGTGGAAGAAACCAGGAAATACCATCTCATGGCTGCGCTGAGGTATGGAATTTACACACATTTTTTTAATTATTAAAGTCATGTGGTCATATTACGGCGCAAAAACAAATATAGCGCATTTATAACTAAAAATATTTTGAAATGTTACAAAAATTCAGCGAAAAAGTGTAACAAAATACACTGTTAATAATTTCCTAACGCAATCAGAATAATTTGTCACTGATTTATTTATATTTGTCAAAACATAAGCTACCGGCTTGGCGAATATAGTTACAGCTATCCTTAACACCCTGGGCAGGGTGAAACTCATTCCCTGGAATGGCAAATACTTCTACACAATAGGCGGATCCCCTTCCAACTTCTGGGGTGAACAAGCTTATGAACAATACCTGAAAGATTTTATCGAGGTCCCGGAGTTAAATGCAATAATCAATTATAAGGCCAGGGTACACAGTCGTATTAAATACAGGGTAGTAAGCAAGACAACCGGGAAGGAAGTAACCACAAATGAAGGTAAAGAGGTTGCCAAGCTATTAAAGAGTCCTAACTGGTTTCAGAATAAAACAGAATGGCTGTATCAAAGCCAACTTTACCGTGACATTTTCGGCAACGAATATCAGTATTTCCTTCGCCCTGTTGGGATGTCGAATAATAATAAAGCTATTTTTGTCTTACCCTCTCAACATATCTACATCAAATGCACGGACAGAAGGTTTTTTCTTAACCCCGAAATGCCAAAAGATGTAGAATACTTTTATAAGCTTCCTGATGAGAACACAAAAACCCCGTTAGAGTTAAACAGCATCATCCACATTAACGGAAACCGGGTAGAACATACACCCGACAAACCAAATGATTTGCTGGAGCTTAGGAAAAATTATCTGTACGGTACATCAAAACTTGCCTCCCTTACACCGGTAATTAAGAACTTGCGACAGGCTTATGAAGGCCGTTATTCACTTCGTGACCTTCCGGCAGGGGTGCTGACCAACAATGCAAAGGACACTGCCGGATCGGTACCTATGGACCCGAAAGAAAAAGACACCCTGCAAAATGAAATGAAAGACAAATATGGGTTGTCGGTTTCCAAAAATCAGTTAATACTAACCGGGCTTAACCTTCAGTACCGGGATACTATAGTGCAACTTGACAAGCTGAAGTTATATGAGGAATGCGAGGAAGATACCAGCGCTATATGCGATGCCTTCGGGGTACCATTTGAATTGGTAGGATCAAAGAAAGATGTCACCTACGAAAACAAAAAGGAAACCGAAAAGCAGTTTATTGAAGATACTGTGATACCGGAATCAGAGGACAGAACAGAAGGATTAAACAGGCAGTTCGGCACGGAGCAAAAGGATTATGAGATAGTGGGAAGCTTCATGCACCTGGCAGTATTTCAGAAGAACATGAAAGAACGTGCAGAAACATTATCGACCCTTGTAACAGCACTTGACAAGGCACTGGCACAAGGGGCAATCAGTTTGGATGACTACAAAAAGGAACTTCAAAACATGGGGGTAGGGCAATGACAACACTGAAAGAATCATTGGACAGGATAGCCGAAAAGGCTGAGAAAAATAAAAACCAGGCTTTAAAAGAAGCCATCAAAGAAAAGATTGCAATTATTGATAAACCGGTAGATAAATAAAAGCCATGAAAATAAAAGCATTTAACCGGACATTTGAAACCCAAAAGGATTTGGCAGCCTTTCTGAAGGCAAACAGCAATGAGATATTATCACTCAAAAAAGCAGCTGTAAAGAATTCTGATCCCATAAACCTGTCCATTATAGGACATTCAGAGACGGTTAAAGCACTGGCACCAAAAGAAGAAATAAAATACGGGTCGACAGTATTTCCGGTTATCAATACTACTAATTATATGGATCAACATGATGATGTTCATGTTGATGGCATCTGGAATAAGTCAGTAACAGACCAGCAAGGGAAAATATATTTTGTTGCAGATCACATGCTTCAGCTTGGAAGGGTTATAAGCCGTCCAAATGAAGTTCACATGATTATAGAAAATATGCCATGGTCTGAATTGGGAAAAAGTCACTCAGGGTCAACAGAAGCATTGATATTCAAAACCACACTTTCAGAACGGACATTGAAAGAAGCTTTTGAAGCTTTTAAAAATAATGACCCTGTGGAATATTCAATCAGGATGCAATATGTTAATTTGAAGATAGCCGTTAACAATTCCAGTAAGGAATACAAGGCAGAATATGAAAACTGGCTGAAGTATTTTCCTGTAATTGCAAATAAAGAACGTGCAGAAGAACGGGGCTTCTTTTTCCCGGTACTGGAAGCAAAGATATACAAAGAGGGGTCAATGGTCCTGGCCGGATCAAACGATTCCACCAGGACATTATATGATCTTGATAAAAATATACAGCCGCCGCATAACACCAATAAGGCCGTTATCAGCACTGAAGCAATAAGTAAAATCATTCACGAACAATTTAAAAAATTATCAATATGAAAAATCTTTTTTTTAACTGGAAAAGAAGGGGACAATTCAACTATTTGATTGGGTTCCTTTCTGTATTACTGATGCCTTTCATCAATGCAATTACCATGATGGAAGGGCAGGAAGAAGGCGGAGGCACCGCAGATGTTGAAAAAGCCATCAAAAAAGCACTCACCGATGAGATAGCAACCCTTAAAGATTCGCTGAAAGTCTTTACTAAGGCTGAAGATATGCAAAAGGAGTTGGCTAAAATCACAAAACAGATTGAAGATCAGAACGTGAAAGGGCTTACAGATAACGTGGCAGAGCTTACCAAGGCAGTAGAAACACAAGGTTTGTTACTCAAAAAGATGCAGGATGAGGGAGCCGGAAGCCAGAAAAAAACCATTTTGGACGTTGTAAAAGAGAAAGCCGCCGATCTTGCCGCCCTGGCATCTAAACAGTTGTCTCCCGTTAACTTCACTGTTAGTAAAGACGTGCTTACAGCCAACGTGACAGTTGACAAGCCATACTACTCCGAACCCGGAGTAAGGGAGATTCAAAGGGGTGTACCCTGGATCCGCAATTTATTTAACACAGTAACCCTTGGCAATAACAGCCACAGCATGGTAGACTGGTGGGAGCAGCTGGCTGTAACAAACAATGCAGCCGTAGGAGCGGAAGGAACCGGGCCAACTACTCAATCTAATTTGACATGGATTCGTAGGGTGCTGAATGACAAGATCATTCATGATTTCGTAAAGGTTTCCAAAGACAGGCTTAAAGATGTTGATTTCGTAGCAGGTGAACTGAACACCCTTTTAACCAGGAACATGAAGCTTCTGGAAAACAGGGAGCTTTTAATAGGTGACGGAACCGGAAATCACATTGACGGAGTTACCTCAATTGCAAAGACATTTACAACCGCCGGGATAGAGATAAAAAACGCAAATCTGATTGATCTTGTTGGTAAAATCAAAACACAGATTTTGAAAAACAGCCTCGGTGGATTCATGCCAAATTACTTTGTGACTGAACCGGGTGAAATCGACAACATCAGGTATGCAAAAGATGAATTCGGAAGGTACCTGTTCGAAAGGTGGGCAACCGGTGAAAATGTGAATTTCGGAGGTATGCAGCTTATTGAAACCGTTCTGCCGCAGGAAGTTGATGGTTCGGTAACCTGGGGTAATAAGGTTCTTGTAATGGATACCACACTCGGAACTATTTATGTTTGGGATGACATTCTGATAGAAGCCGGTTATGTTGACAAGGATTTCACCAACGGCATGGTTACCCTGTCAGCCAGGATGAGAGAAAATCTCAGGATTAAAACCAACGATCAGGAAGGCTTTGTATATGTCGATGACATAACCACAGCCCTTGCAGCAATTAATTTGTCCTTAGCATAAAAGAACGGGGGATAACGTTCCCCCTTTCCTTTTTTTTCTCTGAAAAAGTGTAACATTTAATACTAAATACAATGAAAAAATTTATTCTAAGTTTACTTGCCTCACTGGTTGTTATAGCATCCTATTCCCAGGAAAGGACTATCACAAAGACAATGGCAGAAGGGGCAACCTATTACAAGTATACCGGCGTTGCTGCCGATACATTGAAACCTACCAATCAGGATACGATTGATTTTGTTCTTGTGTATTCCGGGAACTATGTGAACAAACTGGCAGTAAAGACCCGGTTTGACACCATTGCCGGGGCAGATACAACCGTATCAACATCTGTATTCGGGAAAGAATTTTCCGATGATGATACTTACGTACAGATTATCGGGGCAACAACTTCCAGTGCTGTAACTGCAAATAATACAGTACAGGTACTTGCATCTGACTTATATGCAACGGTAGCAGCAGCACAAGATTACATATACCAGGAGATTAATACAAATCAGGATACAGTAGTCGTAGCAGAAAGGACAATCACACCGTTCGACAAATCATACCGGTATTACAGGATCAGGTACATACTGTCAGGTAACGATCATGTAGGTACCGGGATAAAGATCGATGAAATTGAAGTTAAATTTTACACGGAATAATTATGCCGGTAAGAGTTGAATACCTTCAGGACCACGAAGGAAACAAAAAAGGGGACAGGGGCAGCGTGCTTGCTCCTGCCTTTCTCCGTTTAAGGCGACAGGGAATCGTTAAACGGATAGCACCTGAGCAACCGGCAATTATCAGACCGGCAGCAAAAAAGCCGAAAGGCAATGCGAACAGTCTTAAAAACCTTGTGAAAGGCAAGAAAAAAAAGTAAGTCATGAGCCTGATTGATGCAACATATTTCAAAAATGATATAAACCTACCATCGGAAACCTATGGTAACCTATCGGGATTTATAGCCAAGTTTGAAAAAGAACTATTGATCAGGCTGTTCGGGTACGGGTTATATAAACTTATTAATGCCTATAATGCTGAAACATCGCCACAGCGCATAAAGGATATTGTAGTAGGTAAAGAATTCACGGACGGGGATTATACCTACAAATGGAACGGTCTGGTAAATGCCGAAAAGGTAAGCATTATAGCTTACTACGTGTACTATCATGTAATGCGTGACAGGGTGAGCCAGTCAAGTACAACCGGTGAGATAATCCCAGGGCATGAGAACGCAGAGGCTACAGAAATTCAGGCAAAAGTTCAGTCAGCATGGTCTAAAATGTTAGAATTGATTGGGGAAGTATCGCAAGGCACATGGACTTATCAATACAGCCTATACAATTTTATGTCTAAAAATATTGCCGATTACCCGGAATGGCAGTATGAACCCATAGGAGGGACAGTTAATATGTTTGATTTATGATCATTGAAACGACATATATAAAGACAGTCTTTGAAGGCATGATGACTTATATCAGGGCTCAGTATGACACAGCCACGATAGACGAGAACCATCCTGCACCTGAAACCCCTTACTTTATGTATGGCCGTAAAAAAGAAATCCTGCAATTGCTATGCGAAAAGGACAAAGATGAAACTTACAAGTATAAAAAGTATCCTTTGATAATTCTGTATCATTCGCAGCCTGAGCAGCACGGAAAGAATCTGGTTGATGAATATTCCATCAGCCCCCTTGTGTCAATAGTCACTGAATCAGACAAGAATTTCAGGACAGCTGCCAGGTATACGAATACCCTTGAACCGATCCTGTACCCAATAATGAACTATCTGATTAAGGAAATCGCCGATAATCCGGCATTTTACCAGGCATATTCCGAAGAAATTGAACGGGAAATAAGAGTATGGGACAATTCCCCGAATGAATCAGGGATTCTTTTCAATAACTACCTGGATGGAATAGACATCCAGTTTAAGAACTTAAGGCTTTTTAAAACTACTCCGGTATGTCCGGCTAGCATATCATGATAGGTGCATTTGAAAATACGAATGTTAAAACCGGGTACCCGGCAAGGAACCAGGCAACAATAAGCCAGATAAGAACCTTATTCTTAACCGGCAGTTCCTTTACATTTGCATCATCAACACTTTTTGAAACACGGTCCCAATGGATAGCAGGGCTGAAAGCCGAAACGATTTTTGCCCTCCGAAACCTTATAGAAGTAGAAGATCAGAGTGAAGAAACCGCATACATAAAAAGCCGGTCGAATTATGATTACAGGGGGAGGAAAGGAAAATATGTATATGTATTCCGGGCTCCCTACAAAAAAGAATACCACGATCACATAGAAGACTATTCCGGGCGCAATGATTTAAGGGTATTCCTGGCAGATGTTAACGGCAATATAGCAGGCAATTTGAACGGATCGGCAGTAAGGGGACTGGACATTGAACTACTGCACATTGAAAAAAAGAAATACGGCACCGGAGAAGTAAATTGGACCCAAATAAAATTGGTTCTTTCGGATCCCGATGAACTGAACAAAGTATCATCAATGGATTGGAATCCGAACCTTTTATCAATGGTCCACGTGACATTATCGGCTATAAGCGGAAGCGGCGCAACGGTACAATTCACAATCAAAGATTCAGTGTTCGGACTTGCAATAGATAACCTTTACCTTGATGATATTACACTGACTGACAATGCCGGTGGCATAACAATGCTTATACTCACCGAAAAAGGAGACGGCATTTATAAAATAACAGCATCAGGCAACCTGACTTATGGGTCTATTGCGATAAATTCGGACAGATATTATGGATCGGGAAACTATTATATAAACCAGGATACGATTCTACTGAATAATTTTGAATGGGAAAGCCAGAATAAATTTCAGGCAGACGTAAGGTTATCAGGGGATTTATCACTGTACACAGGGCTTTTACTGGCAGATTTTGCAATAACAGACGATATTGAGGGTACTGCAACGATCACAGGAGTTACAGAAGTAAGCACCGGCCGGTATGAATTTGAAGTCACCGAAGATCTGACAACGGGAAGTATTGCAATAGATGATGGTACGGTAACCGGATCGACAGAATACGCAGTTCAGATTGAAGTAACGTTCCAGAATTTTTCAACGGCTGACCCGGCAAACATCACTTTCCAGATAGTAACGGCGATAACAGGGGCAGAGGTACCGGGGATGACGGATGCCGATTTCACGATAACAGATGACAATAACGGGGAACTTGAAATAGATACCTTGACTGAAGGGGCCCAGGCTTATTATTCCTTAGACCTTGATGAAGCCAGGACAATAGGCGAAGTAGTATTAGCAGATGATTTATATTATGGGACCGGGGCTTATGATTATTCAGGGGTAAGCGTAGTTAATGGCGGTGCATCCGGGACAACTGATTTTGTGGATAGCAACGCTGATGGACTTGCCGATGGATTTTCTAAGACAATAGCTGGAACGGCTACTATTGTTTCATCCATGACAGGATTTACCGGTAATGCCCAACAGTTACGTAAAGTAAGTGGGGGTTTGACAGCCGTAAATATAAGATGTTCAGCAAATTATTGGAAAAATTCAAAGCATTATAAATTACGATTTAAGTTTCAAACGCAAAACGCAGGAACATCCGGTGACCGTTTTACAAGTTTATATATTGACAATCAAACTATCAATCTTTATACAGAGCAGATTGAACCTACAACAGGTTATTATGAAATTATTGAAACAACATCGTTTTTAGTACCATCTGGTACTTATTATATCGAATTGATGTGGGCAATTAATAAATTGAACATGATAATTACAATTGACGAAATAGAATTAATAGAAGTTTAATTTAATACTTTGAAAAAATGCCAAATTTAATTTGTTTGAATGAAATCAAGGGCGTAGGGGTGCCATGCTCCCAGGTTATGCCTTTAACCGAGATTGCAGGGATCATCCTTGCAAGGCCGGGGTTTACCTTTACAAACGCTGAAGCTTGCGACACTTTGACAGACTGGCTTGCAGCAGTAGCAAATAAGGATCTTTTGGTCATTAACAATGTCCGTGAGGTCGAAGATCAGAAAGTCGAGGACGGGGTTTATACGACTGCCTTCGGTGACAAAATCCACAATTGGGAAGGAAAGCAGGGCAAAAGGCTTCTTATAACGGCCTCGAAAGAGCAGCATGAGATTCTCAGAACCTATTCCAACCGCAATTGGGAAATGTTCGTAAAGGACAGAAACAACAACATTTGGGCGATACTGAATGCGGATGATACGATCCAGGGAATAAAACTTGATTATTTCCATGTGTTCAACCAAACATCCCCGACAGCGGAACGCCCTGCGATGACCCCGATTGAATACCAGCATGCAGACCCGGGCGAATGGGATTCTAACGGATGTTATATGAACCCTGCATTCAGGATCAGCAATATCATCCCTGTTACTCATGTTGTATTGACTTGCAGTACAGTCAATGGGACATCCCATATTTTCACAGCAACTGCAGCTTATGTTCCTGATAAAAAGTTCAATGCAGACGGCACGGCCATTTCAGTTCCCTTAACCGGGCTTGTAGCTGCAGATTTTGAAGTGATCGATCAGGCAGGGGCCGCAGAAACGGTAACAGTCGCAGAAAGCGCAACAACTGAAGGAACCTACACCTTAACCGGTGATAGCATGACATCCGGAACAGCAAAAGTTAAGCCATCGGCAACCAGCCTTTACGAGAGTGATGTTGTAACAGTTGCCACAGCTGTTTAATGATCTTCGATGATCTGAAACGGAACATTGATCAGGTACGGGAAAACCTTGATGCCCTGATTGTAAAGGAAATGCAAAACGTTTCCGCTGAAGTTATTGATATTAACATCAGGCAATTGGAAGAAGGTATAGCCCGTGACGGTGGTATATTGGGAGAATATGAATCCGATGAGTACGCAGAATTCAAACAAAGTATAGGAAGTAAAGCCCCCCACGGCATAGTAGATACGAAGCTGGAGGGGGATTTTCATGCAGGTTTTTATACTGAAGAATATATCGGAAACAGCCCGGGGCAGTCAGGGTTATTCATTGATTCAACTGATGAAAAGGCCGGAAAACTTGAAAGCCGTTACCCCGGAATATACGGGATCGCACCTGAGAATGAAGCCGAATTTGTAGAACTATTTATTGATTATGCACTTAACAAAATAGCAGATGAAATCACTAACATTAACTGAAGCCCGTGTAATAGCCGGGATGATGTGTGCAAAGAAAAAAATTACCGTTGACATATATCCCAGCCAGGAAGCTGACAGATATACAGTGAAAGAAAAGTATCTCAGGAATTCACCATTATTTACAGAAAGGGCCAGCCATGAAAACGGTAAAGTTATCATTAAAAATGCAGCTGGTAAAACTACCTATACGGTGGATCTTGAACCGGCTAAAGAAAAAAAGACAGCATCTAAGGGAAAAGAATCAGGCAAAGAAAGTCAACAGGGAGAGGCAAAAGAATAAGAAGGACATTCCTTTTTTTGATAGTTGCGAGAATCTTCCGGCATGGAGGTTTTTTAAAGTACTGAAAAGCAGCCCGACAGAATTAAGGTATTTATTGGACTGCGACCCCCGGAAACTTCCTGAATACTTCACTGAATTACTTATTCCAGTATGGGATAACATACTGACAGAATTCGACAGGCTGAACAATACGGCAACATTTACAAATGCTTTCAGGGATATCCAGGCAGACATTGAAGAACGGGGGAAGCTTATAATTCTGCATAGTTGTTACGACCTGATGCAGCTTTATTTCCAGTACGTGTACATCTATGTAAACACAGATCAGGGCTTTGAATTCCTGAAAAAGAACCTTGAAAAGGTAGAGACAATCAAAAAAAGGACAATTGAATACCTGTCCAATGAATGCGGAATAATCATTAAAGACATTGATCAGGATAGTTTACGGGTTGTGCATAGCGCGATATTGAGGTTTCAGACAAGATTAAGGATTCAGGCTGTACAGAGGGACGAAGAAAAGGGACCGGTAAGCCAGACCGATGAGTATATCCAGAGCGTAGTACAGATGAGCAACATATTAGGCCGGACGATTGATGCAGGCAAAATAACTACAACGGAATGGGTAGTTACAAATAACGAATGCAGGAAAATAATAAAAGCGCGGAAAGATTATGCCTCAGGTAATAAAACTCAGTAATTATTTACAGACTGAATCTTTTGACGATCAGTTAAAGAGTATTTCCCAGAATCTTGATCTTCTGAGCAAGAAATTTATTGAGGTAATTGAGAACGTAAAGCGGACAAACACAGAACTAAGCACCCAGACAGCAACGCAGAGCCAGACAAATAAGGCGATAAGCGAAACAAACAAAAACCTTGATATCCTGGCAAAGGCAGAAAAGGAAACCAACCAGTTACGGGAACAATCTACAAAATTAATTGCCAAGGCACGGGCAGAAAGAACAGAGGAAGGCAAAACATTAATCAAGGTAAAGCAAGCACGGCAGGAACAAAACAGGAAGATTGCCGATGAAATTAAATTAAACAAATCTGCGGAAGGAAGTTATAACCAGCTTAACCAGAAACTTAAAATAGCCATCTCCAATTATCAGAAACTTGGCAAAGCAGAAAGGGAAGGGGCAACAGGAAAGGCCATGCTAAAAAATATCCAGGGACTTGATAAGCAGTTAAAGGGTTTTGACGTAACAGTTGGAAAGCATCAGCGAAATGTAGGGAACTATCAGTCAGCATTGGAAGGATTGCCGGGACCCCTTGGCCGGGCATCATCGGGGGTTGGAAACCTTGTAAAATCATTTGCAAAGCTACTGTTAAACCCAATAGTATTATTAATTGCTGCAGTAGTGGCCGCTGTTTATGCCATTGGTAAAGCTTTTTTGTCAACAGATGCAGGGGCAACCTTTTTTAGTGCTAAAATGGAACAGGTTTCAGCAGCAACATCAGTATTTAAACAAAGATTAGCCGATGTTGTACCGGTATTGGGAAAGCTTTTTAAATCCGATTGGTTTAAAAAAGAAACCTGGCAGGATTTAGGGAAAAATATGAAAGAAGTATTCACGGGGACAATTGATCAGTTCAAGGAAGCCACGAAGGCAGCTCAGGACTATATTTATGCCCTTGATGCCCTTAATGATGCTGAAATAGACTATATAAGCCAGAAATCAAAGAATAAAAATTTGATAGCTCAGTTTGAATTTGGGGCACAGGACCGGACTAAATCAACCGAAGAAAGGCGCAAGATGTTAAAGGAAGCTATTATGCTGTCCGAGGAAGAAACAAAGAAAGCAAAAGAATTTGCAGATCGCAAATATGATATTGAATTAACAAACACAGCCGCAAGGTTTAATATAAATAAAAATCTTCTTAAAAAATATATTGAGGCAGATGATCAGACAGCCCAAATATTATTAAAAAATAACGCCGATCTTGCGGCAGCACGAAACAAAATGAACGATGAAGGTCAGCAAAAATTGGAGGAATTTTACGCAGCCGCTATTGATGCAGACACCAAATTTTATGAGGAAAACAAAAGAAATATATCAAGGCTATCAGGATTTGAGGAAGAAATAAGAAAAGAAGAAGAGGAAAAGGAAAAAGAGTTAAGGGACAAAAGGGAAAAAGGCGAAGCAGAACTTTTAAAGAACCTTGAAAAACTTAATCAGGATAAAGCTAATACTGAAAAAGAAAGGGCAGCGGCACGGCTTAAGATCATGGAAGATAATTTCACCCGTGAAATAAACGCAGAAAAAGAAAAATATATTGCCGGATCGATCACTTTAGAGGAATACGAAAAGCGGAATTTAGAGATCACTACAAATTACCTATTAAAGCAACTTGAATTATCTACACTTACAGCAGATCAAAGGCTAACTGTTGAAACAAAGTTGCTTGATATGAAAATCGGTCTCATGAAAACTGAGGCCGATGCACAGGCAGAGGCAGACAAAGAAAAGATTGAGAAGGCCAAAAAAACTCAGGAAACGTTAATGGACATCGCAAAGATGGGGTTTGACACTGCAACAATGTACATAGATATGCAGGAATCAAACCTTGAAATGATGTATGATTATGAAATTGAAAGGGCAGGGGACAACGAAGCGTTAAAAGAAAGGATTGATAAAAAATACGATGGGGAGAGAAAAAAGCTCCAGCGACAGCAGGCAATAGCAAAAAAAGCAGAGGGAATATTTTCGGCCATTATAAACACAGCACAGGGAGTAACAAAGGCACTTGATTTAGGCCCTATCGGGATACCCCTTGCAGTTATTATAGGTATCCTTGGAGCCGCACAGATAGGAATTATAGCAAGCCAGGACATACCGAAATTTGAAAAGGGATCAAAGGGGCTGCCCGTTCCGATGCTGGCAGAATACGGGGAGAAAGGCCGGGAAATAGTGCAGGAACCAGGTAAAATACCTTACCTGGCTGAACAGTCAACAATAAGTTACCTGCCGAAAGGGACAAAGATTATCCCTAACTACGAAACAGAAAGGATATTAGCAGGAGCAGGAGGAGTGACGGATGCAAAGTTCAATGAGCTTATCAGAGAAGAAAGGAAAACAAGGCAGGAATTAAAAGCAAGGCCGGTAAACCAGACAAATATAACAAGGGACGGGTTTGAATATCTTACCAGGACCGGGTATAATACAATAAAATGGAACAATAAGTATTTTCCATGATTCAGAAATTCGTACTCACATATAATTCAGTAGATGAAATTCTGACCATAAACCCGGACGGATGGAAAGAAAACGGGCAGATGTGGAAGCGGTCCAGGAAATATCATGGAGTTTTCCAAAGCTATTCAGCGACATCATACAGGTTTGCAAGGATCGCAGGGGGTGGAGGGAACACTATTAAAGCGGCTTACGATGCAGATGGTATCAAAGCAGATGTCACAGTAACAGTTTATGACAGGAACCCCCAGACAGATGATTGGGACCTGAGTTATACAGGAAAGCTGAATTTCGACCCGGATAAATATTTCAGTGAACGGGATTTTGTAGAAGTTGGGTTCGTGGCAAACAGCAACATACAGAAGTTTATTACCAGAGATGAGTTAGAGATTGATATTAACAGCCTGGTTTCAGTGGACGGTGTAACAATGAATGCTTTTTCAAACTCACCCAAACAGTTTACTTTTAAAAAAATAGATATACAAAGGCAGGTACAATCATCAGGTAATTTTGAGAACACGCCGGGAGAAAATGTGTTTTATTCACTTCACGATCCGGCAACATTTATCCCACCTTTTACGGGGGTTATCTGGGTTCAACCTGAAACTATTCACAGGTATAAATACTATGCAGATGATGTTGATATTAACGAGACTGGAAGCAGTTTTTTGTCAGAATCAGGCCCGTCTCTTGAGGAAAGGTCTCTTTATATTTATGAAAACGGATCGGATCAAACAGTAGAAATTGTTATAACCAAATGTGATATCGGAGGCAATATAACAGACATTGTATACAGCTATAACGCAAAAGATGATGAAATAGCCTTTATCCTTGTGATTGAGGTATACGATGCTGATGATGTATTGCAATCAACAACAGAGATAGACAGTTATCTTGTACAGGAGCCATACCCTGACTTTCCAACTATGGTTGTAATAACATTTAATGGGGATGATATAGTTGGAGAATCATTTGAATTACAGCCTGAATGGAAAATTGCAATGACTGTAAAAGCGGTCACAAACCTTCCTGAGAGTTGGGATGAGCTAACGCATCATTCTATTTATAATCATCTGGAAATAGAATTTGATTTTTATGAAAATGCTTTATCTATAGGTGACACAACGGTAAGTGGTTACTATCCTTATGAAGCCTTTGCCAGAATGTTCCAATTGATAACAAGTAACGAAAATACGTTTGATTCTGTGTTCCTAGGCCGGGGAGATTCGGAATTTATAACCCATTCCAGTTCGGAAACTTATCAGAATATAGCTATAACAAACGGATGGAACATTCGGTCATTTCCCGACAGACCATTAAACTTGAAACTCAGTGATCTTTTTAAAACCTTTGACGGCATATTTAACTTGATGCTGTCCTATGATCATCCTAACGACCGGTTTTACATTGAGCAAAAGGCAGAGGCTTTTAAATCTGACACGATCATATATAACATCGGGGAAGTTACCGGCTTAAAGATACGGCCTTTTAAAGAGGCTTATTTTAACGAAATATTAGGAGGGTATGATACAGATGGAAATTATGAACAGTTCCAGGGGGCAAATGAATTTATCAGTCAGTTTGACTATTCGGTAGAAATGCCGGTAAAAGAAACACTGGATATCAGGATACCGTATAATGCAGATTCTATCATGATAGAACTAACCCGGAGAAAACAGTATTCGAGTTATGCAAGTGAAGATACGGACGGGGACGACATGATTTTCATTGCCAAGATGAACCAGATGGGAATAACCGAGCAAGGGGACGGGGCAGCATTGGAAGGGTTCCCGGGAATAGAACAGCGTTATAACATCAAACTTACAGCCCGGGAAAACCTGCTCAGGTGGGCAAGCTTTATAAAAGCTTCATTTTGGAAGGAATCAGATTTTACAATTCGCTTCAGGAAGTCTAAAAAAGGGATAGATATTACCTACACAAATGCCAACGGGGACACAGTCACGGAATTATCCGACATACCGGCTTCAGAAATAGCTGACATTATAAGGCTTTTTAATCCGGAAATATATGAGTTTGAAAGCATTTTCAACCTGGAACTTAACGCAGCCATTGAGGCAGAGCCGCACGGGCTTATATTATTTGAATTTGAGAACATAGGTTATGCAGGTTTCATAGAAGAAATCCAGACTCAGGATTATAATCAAAAGGCAACCTATAAGTTGATTGCTTATGATTCAGCATCAGGAATAGAAAAACTTTTTGAAGATTCAGAAAGTGTATTATTTGAAGATGGCGAACAAGTATTATTTGATTAAATTTAAGACATGCAAATTAAATACCCAGACCTTCAGCCGATAAGATTTTATAAGTACGGAAGTACCCCGAATTTCCTCACAAGGTTTCCGAACATGGATAATGTTTACCATAGGGTAAACTGGATTCCGGGACTTGAACCGGCAGAATATTATACGGATTGGTTAATTAATAAGGAAATGAGTTTGCAGTTTAGGATAACAGTTGAAGGCACTGAAAATCTTTTGCTTTATAAATTTAATACAACTACCCAGATATATGATCTGCATACGACAGTAACCCCAACAGAGATAACACCGACAGGATGGGTATCAGAAAAGGTCAACCGGTACGATTACACATTTACAACGGCAGGGGTATATTATTTTGAAAGTGTTTCGGCCGGCTGGAGGTCTGACAAATTTGTTGTTCACTCAAATACCAAGCTCACTAAAAGACTTGTGCAGATTGAGTATTACAATACTGTTAATGATTTTTTCCTGATTTTCTTTGATGGGGGGATCCAAAGATATTCCCCGAAAGCTTATTTCACCGGCAGGTTATTGCCGGATGCTCCTGGAAATGAAATTTCAGCCTTTGAGACAGACCGGGGAAATGTGGTAAAGCAAAGAAGCACACCGCAAAAGAGGGCAGTACTTGAAATCAATGATTTGCACTATGCAGAAATTGACAGGATAAACCAGATGATGGCATGTAACAGGATCACGGTAAACGGCACAACATACCAGACAACGGATGCCCCTGAAATGGAAAGAATAGAAGGGACAGACCTTGTAAATATGACCGTCAAGTTAATTCAGACGAATTGGGATTATTATAAATCGTAAAGGCTATGGGACAAAAAGTAAGCGAAAGAAGCACAACGACAACCACAACCGGGGCATATTTCCACATTATAATCCCTGATGGTTTGGGCGGTTACCTGTCCAGGAAGATAGCTTATTCAGTTCTGGAAGCAGCAATAACAGGCACCGGAACGACAGATAATATCAGGGCAAAGGGGTCAATAGCAGCAACGGCAGGGGAACAAACTATAACATTTGAAGTTGGGGGGGAAGCTTCTCCCCTTGCAAGTGCTGATTACAGTTTACTTGTGTGGTCAGATGTTGAAGGAATGGTAACCCCAACGGCACAGGACGAAAACGGGTTTACGGTTGATCTTATTGATGCATGCAATCTGAGTTATCAGGCGATATTAAACACCTAAATTATATGAAAAAATTAGCTATAATATTGATAATAATAACCCCAATTTTGAAAGCTCAGGACAAAATAACAACGATGTTCGGGGCTTATGTTACTTCGGTGGGGTATGTTAATTATAATTCACCGCCTTACGTATTCAGTGCAAGTGTTTCTGGGACATTCAACCCTAATTCAGAAATATATGTTGTAGATTCAATCGCAGATAATGAGGGTGATCAAACTTATGCAGAATATCAATGGTATTTGTCCCCTGATTCGACAGTATTAAATGCTCTTACTCTGTCAGGATTTACAAATGACACAATAACATTGCCCGATTCAAGTTCAGGTTACTTTCCCCTTTGCCGGATAATCCCCAAAGCCCTCACCGGAGGACGGACGGGGAGAGAGGTGTATGCTTGGGGGGATAAGATTGAGCAGGCGATACCGGTTACACAAACAAATCTTGTGTTTTACTGGGATGGAAAAATAAGCCTGACTGACAGCACTCTATACAACAAAGTAACACAAGCGTATGACACGAATGTGAAGCTATTAAGCTGGACTGGCACAACAAACGATAGTTATGTAAGTGCTAAATCAACTACTCAGTTGGTCTTTTACGGTGATACCGTGCCGATAACTTGCCTATTTCAAAATTATAATTATGCCGATACTCTTTATTTTAAAATGGCCGAACACACTATAAATGCTGATAGTACAGAAGCATTGCCCTACAGGCTTGATGCTATTGCTTATTATTCATCAGGGCAAACGGGTAGCGATTCAGTCAGTACATGGACATGGGCTGGTGTACCTAATATAGCTCAAGACGGCGTTCAATGGCTTGACACAACAAGTACTTTTACTGCAGCAACAGCATTAGCAACCGCAGGTGATACAATATTGGTTAAAGGAGGTTATTATAATGAGGCTACGTATTTACTTGCGAATAAATCTGTAACATATATCGGAGTAGGTGATGTGACTTTAACAAGCCAAGACGCAACCTACAATGTGAGGATTTCTGCTAACAATGTTAAATTTCAAAACATAGAATTAAGAGTTGCAGATGCAGATGCAGCAGTTCATAGTGTAACTCCTAATAATATGTATTTTGAAAGGTGTTATATGACCGGTTCATCTTACGGAATTAATGCATTAAGCTCAACCGGTACTATTGATATTGATAAGTGTGTACTTGATTTGACTACTGGAGTAACTGGATATGGTATTTATTGTAGGAATAACACATCTGAAAGAATCAATGAATCATACGTAAAATCAAGAATTACGTATGGTAAAGTCGGGGGAACAGCTCAACAGGCTACAAATCTAACTGTAGCCTATTCGGATATAGATGCCGAATGGAATGTCGTAGCCGGTCGAGATGATTATGCCTCCGTAGGTACAGATAGTACAGTCTATGATATTCGTTATTCGGACTTATCAGCAATTACCATTAATGTTGATGTAACTGACAATACAGGCAGGGTTACTTTGTTGGGTAATAATATTTACGCGATTGATGATAATCCTATTTTTGTGGTAGATAGTAGTAATTACGATTCAATCTATATATCGCATAATAATTTTTACCATGCCACTGATACAGGTTACCTGGGGTTATACTTTAAGGATCAGCATTATGTAGATATTCAGAACAACACCTTCAATGTTACCCGATGGGGTGGGGCAACGGATATTGACATTCAAAACAAGTGGCTTGATTCTGTTAATTTCAAATTTAATTATAACAGGGTTGATCACCGATCACTAACTGTCAATCTGCTGGCTGTTGGAGATGTCGATAATACTGAAGGAAATGAAACCATTAAAGGCGAAGTAGTAGGTAACTGGGTGCGTGACGTAGGATACTATTATCCAGCAATAGGCGGCAAATCCCACGGGATGGTTGTGTATTATCAGTCCGATGTTGATTTTCTTTACAATAGAGTCGAGGGTTCGGGGTTGGCAATTGTACATAAATCACAGGGGCTTGATTGCTCGAATAGTCTTGTGGCTTACAATGTGCTTAAGAACTGTAATGTGGGTCTAGAGAGTAAAGGGTCAACTAACATCACTTATGCGAATAATACCATATTCAATAATTCAAGCGTGACGGGTTATGGTTTCAATATAATCCGAAATAGCACAGACAGTTATGAACCCGCTGATAGTTGCTACCTATACAACAACATAGTATATGACATTGGGGGTAATGCAGACTATGAGCTTATACACTGGGAGACTGAGCAGGATACATTATTTAGTGATTACAATATACTTTATACTGAAAACGGGAAAGTACACGGAACCTACACCACGTTTGAACAATGGCAAACATGGGGGCAGGATGCCAACAGCTATAACTTAAACCCCAACTTCACCTCTGCAACTCAACTCTGTCCTGTTTCTGAATTCGAAGGAACAAACCTCGGAACTGATTACGATGACGGTCTGGATATAACTACAGATTGGACAACCACGCCGCCTACTATTGTACTGAAACAACAGGACGCAGCATGGCAAATTGGAGCTTATGTTAAATAACCCCTCTCTCCCCTAAAGGGAGGGAGAAAATATATATAATATGAAAATAAAAATAATTACAATAATGCTGCTGATATCAGCGATGGCTTACGGACAGTTGGATATCAAAAAAAGAAATGTTACGGTTACCGAAAACTTTCATGTTCGGGATGATACAGTGCCGAATATGACAGAAGTTATTAAGGCAATAACTGAAGGAAACGACACTATCAATGTTGGAATATACCAAATCATTTCAGATACCGATAGTATTTGGGTTGAAGAATCCGGAACATGGTATTGCAGTATAAAGCAGTTTGAGGAAGGGGGGACGGTAAGTTCTTTAAGCCATACCAGTGCTTCAGGATCAGCAGCAATAGATTTATATGATGGTTCGTATAATTCATCTGTTACAAAAATAGTTTCCAGAAGTCAGTTTGATTCAATCTATGTTACTGTGAATTCACTATATAACGGCGGTGTAGAAACTACAGGAAATGAAGTAAAAATAGGAGATAAAAACGATGTTATTGTCAGGGTTTTATCAAGCGATAGTGATGGCGATGGAGAAGTAACAGTAACAGGAAAACTATATATTGATGAGCAATTTATTAAAGTACACCAGTATTCAGGAAGTTTAACAGACGGGTCACCCACAGCATCAGAGATAACAACAATTACAGGTTTCGGCCCCCTCCAGGGGGCAGGAACGCAGGTGACAATAAAGGACACAGACGGGACCGGATTACTCTATAAAATTGAAAGTGATGGAACAAGTTGGTATTATACAGTAATGACTGCAGCACTATGAGAAGATTAATCATCATCATAACCCTGGCAGTTTTAGCAAGCTGCCAGGATCCAATTATCTGCCCGGAGTGCAACAATGATACTATTGTGATTACTGATACTATAATACAGTTACCTCAATGCACTCTTTGTTATGAAAAAGTTGACACAGTCAATGGAGTACAGTACTATATCGGATATGATGGTATTTATTACAAGTTGTTTAAAGATAGTGCAACAATTATCCGACAAATATTTGTTGATTTCAAAGACACAACTATAATCAGATACCGGGTGCGTGATAGTATTGTGACATACATTAATTATGTTGATACAACAAAGTTTTTCATGCTTATTGTCACGAGTAAAGGAACCATTTGTAATGGGGCATACGGTAGTCCTGTTTTGCAGGTTAATGGCAGCACGGATAATATTTCGGCAGGAGGAAGATTTACAGTTAATGACCAGGATAACGACTATGTTTTTAATGTGGGAATTCCGTGGCAAACTGTTGAATCTATTTCTGTATCCTGGGATGGTGATTGTTATGCAGGTCCCGGCAACGACAGGAATGTATTCATAAAATCGGTGAACATTGAAGGGGTTAACTATCTGACTGCTGATAATGTTACATTTACAGGCGGCGTAAAGTGGTGGGGCGGTTACGCTTATTTTCATTCAAACGGAAGTCTGATGATTGAACTATGAATCTACATCTATCACGAAAAGAACTCAGAGAAGCTAAAAGAAAGCTTTATAAATTTGATTGTTCAAAGTGTGTAAATCTTCAAATGTTGGTGAGAGATGGGTGTCCAAATTGTATTTTGTGAAGTGAATTTTTAAAAGCGTAAATACATGACAATATTAGAGATTGTACTAACAGGGTTAACGGGGGGATTGGGGTCGATCACAGGGTTTTTTATTGTGAGATATTTCAATTCCCAGGACAAAAAGAATGAAATATTTTTCGAGATGTTCAAAAAAAATAATGATGTGATTGCGGAGTTAAATTCAACCCTGAAAGTCATGCAGGAACATGATAGGAATTTTGAGGATAATTGCAAAAACAGGCATGAAGAAATAGCCAAAAAACTGGAAAAATTAAAGCAGCATAATGACAACAAAAGAGCGATCAGGGGATGCTGACAGAAGATATTCAGAGGACAGTATAACCCTGAACAGGGTATTTGTCGAACGAATAATTAAGGCTTTAAAAGGCACAGGAAATGAAATTATCATCGCTCAGCTAAAAGATAAAGTCGAAACACTTAAGAAGCAAACGCAATTAAAAAGCGGTAAATTAAAGAGAGAATTTACAGGGGCTGAGGATGACCATGAAGTACTCACAAACATCAGAAAGATTTCTAGAATGTACATTTTAAAAAACAAATAGATGGAAATATATTACAATCGCAACGGATCCGGAAAAGAGCCGGATGATATTTCAACGATCGGTTGTCTTATTGTCAACGGACAGTCATGTTTAATACTGGAAGATGATCATGACGATGTAAAAGAATACGGGCATACCAGGATACCGGCGGGAAGGTATGAGATTAAACTAAGAAATTGGGGAGGGCATCACGAAAGGTACACCGATAGGTTTAAAGCTATACACAAAGGTATGTTGTGGCTTCAGAACGTTCCGAATTACAAAGACATTTTGATCCATTGCGGACAAACCCCGATAGATACAAAAGGCTGTTTATTAACAGGATCATACAGGGATGCAAACGACAAAAACAGGGTTCTTGCATCGGGAAAAGCTTATGAAAAAATATATCCCTTAATTGCGGATCCCTTGGAAAAAGGTGAAAGGGTATTTATTAATATAATTGATTAATTTATATGAAAACATCTACACCATTTTTTCAAAGCCGGTCAGTGATTTTGGTAGATAGTCAATACCTGCAATCAGAAAAAAGAAAAGGCAAAGATATTAACGATATAATACTTGAAATCTATGACAACAACGGCAATCATCAGCAAGGCGAAGAGACTTAAAGAAGGTTATTATAAAACAACCCCGGCCAAGTGGCGAAAATTCGGGGATGCAATGCAGGAAACGGCCATTGTGGCAGCGGCAGTAGTGGCATTATTTGCAGCACCACCGGCATGGGTCCCTGTAGCAATTTTCGCAGTCGGAAGGATCGGGAAGATAATAACCAATTTTGCAAAAGAATAAGTTGTTACTAAAAAGTGTACACTTATTACAATTAATTCGTTATATTTCGGAATCTATAATCAAAATTGCAATTTTATGAAAAAAGAAGACATTGACAAATTAAAACAATCTATTGAGGACGGCATAACCGTCTATGAGGCTATTGAAAAAGACTTAGCAGATGGTAAGTTATCACTTATCGAAGGCGCAGGACTGGTCCTTGCTCATGGCGGTAAAGCCATGAGGCTTATTTCATCAATAAAAGAAATTGGAAAGGAAATTGTTGATCTTGACAGCGATGAAACACAGGAACTTATTAATCTTATAACTGATAAATTTGGCGGATCAGAGGAAGAAAGGGAAGCTGTTGGATTAATCGCCAGTGGTGCTGGTGACCTCAATCAAGGAATACAGAAGCTTATATCCTTAAGAAAAAAATAATTCTTTTCATGTAAGTTGGGGTTTGGTTGAAGTTTATCATGATCGGGCCCGTTCCCTTCAGCAAGGAACGGGTTTTTCTTTTGCAAAAACAATTAAAATACAATAAACCATGCAAACTACCATATTGCAAGGCAAAACGTCTTAAATCAATTCTAAGTGCCTTTTAAATTGATTTCTTAGTATTGAAGCCTGTTTCACGGTATATTTTCGTCACTGATTTACATACGTTCGTCAAATCCTGTGAAAATACTTGTAACATACTTGTATCTTTAGCGTATAATTATTAAACATTAATACTTACGACAATGAAATACACAGTAACTTACCACAATGAAGATGATTGCAGGACAATCATGGATTGCGACACTTTAAAAGAAGCGAAAAAATATGCCCTTGATACCGTACAGGGAAGAAGATTTTTTCAAATAGACCACACTGATGAGTATCACTCTAAAGGTAGTGTGCAGATTACAAATGAAGCCGGAGCAGAGTTTTATTTTAGAAATTGCACAAAGAAAAAACATTAACCCACTGCCGTCAACCTGTCGTAAGTAATCGGCAGGGCAAGCCCGTATCCTTTCGAGGTGCGGGCTTTTGGCAGTAAAAGACATCAGAATATGGCAAAGAAAAATTACACATGGAACCTTGAAAGCGAGATAGTTGACAAGGTAAAAGAATTGGCAGAAAAAGACCACAGGTCAATGGCCAATTACATTGAAACTATGATGATCAGGGAGGTCGGTATAATATCCTTGTTTTATACTGGACCGGGGACTAAAAAAATACGATCATGAATTTAACAGACACAGAAAAAAGGTTACTTAAAAGGGCTATTCAGGATGCAATAGACATCTATGCAGGATTCGATTTAAAAGGAAGGATAAAAGAGTTTATGGTAATCGCAGAGAAATTGGATCTCGGAGTTGATTTCTTTTGTGAGATCAGGGATAAATCTTTTTGAAGGAAGGGGAAATTGCGACGTAACGAAATGTGTATGGGTAGTGTGGGAATACGAAGCACTACCCTATCAAAATAGTAAAAACTTAAATACGAGAACGAATGATTGAACAACCACAAAAACCCACATTACCTATACACGGTGTTATGCCCCGTTTTTCTTCCGTCTTATCTCTTTTTGACGGTATGAGTTGTGGGCAAATAGCACTTAATAGAGTAGGGATTGAATACGATAATTACTTTTCCAGCGAGATTGATAAACACGCAATTAAAGTAACACAAACCAACTACCCGAATACAATACAACTTGGCGATGTAACCAAAGTAAAAGGTAGCGATTTACCTAAAATTGATTTACTTATTGGGGGTAGCCCATGCCAGGGATTTAGTTTTGCTGGAAAAGGTTTAAATTTTGAAGACCCCAGAAGCAAGCTATTTTTTGAGTTTGTGAGGTTAAAAAACGAAACACAGCCTAAATTCTGGTTGTTGGAAAATGTAAAAATGAAAAAAGAACACGAATCGATAATAAATAGATACTTAGGAGTTGAACCTATAATTATTAATAGCAGCCTTTTATCTGCGCAAAATAGGGTTAGATATTACTGGACTAATATACCAGGAATTAAACAACCAGATGATAAAATGGAACTACTTACAAGTATTATAGAAGATGGGGTTGTTGACCGTGATAAAAGTTACTGCATTGATGCTAATTACTACAAGGGTGGAAATTTGTATAATTACTTTGTAAAATCAAGAAGGCAATTGGTTTTTTGTGGTGCTATGCGAGGAAGATATGTAGTAGATGGCAAAAGACAAGACGGTAAAATGCTGACTAAAGGATTAACAAAACAGCGAATTGAAATAAGATACGACGGTAAAACAAATGCCTTAACTACTGTTGCTAAAGACAATAATATTGTTTACGGAGTTGATGGAAGACCATATTACAACCTGGAAGAAGTTAAGTTTAGAAAATTAACTCCGATTGAATGTGAAAGGCTTCAAACCGTACCCGATAATTATACCGATTGCGTTTCAGACACACAGCGTTATAAAATGCTTGGAAATGGTTGGACAGTTGATGTAATCGCTCACATTTTCGGGTCGCTCTTAAATGGGGCATAACGTTGGCCGTATGGTGGCGTACCGGATTAAATAACGAAAACTTATAAATTTATGACAAAGCAAATAAATACCTCATAACTTTCGCATACCACTGAACCCGGTATGCACTATACGGCGTGTTATGTACTGGCGCATTTCAGGCACATAGCATGATAAGAAGCAAGGTAATTTTATTATTTTTTTTAGGGTGGGCTTTTTAATTTTTATTATATGGAACCTTTTTCAATAAAACAAAATCCAGTTTCAGAATTATATAACATGAATTGTATAGATGGAATGAAACATTACCCAGACAAATACTTTGATTTGGCAATATGTGACCCTCCATATGGAATTGGTTTGGTAAAAACAGAAAATGGAAGTTGGGGCATAAGAAAACCTGAGCAAAAAGAAAGTGCTTCAAAACAATTTGACTGGGATTTTGAAAAGCCTACCAAGGAATATATTGTAGAACTTTTTAGGGTTTCTAAAAATCAAATACTTTTTGGAGCTAACCACTATATTCAAGTTGTTCCTTATAATTCCAGTTGCTGGCTTGTGTGGGATAAAATGAACGGTGATTCTTATTATGCAGATTGTGAACTTGCTTGGACTTCATTTGAAACTGCCACAAGAAAGATAAAATGTAAATGGGGGGGGGCAAATTCGCACAGAGAAGGGAAACGAATACATGCTACTCAAAAGCCTATTGCTTTATATAGGTTTTTGCTTGAAAAATACGCTGAAAAAGGACAAAAAATACTTGACACTCACCTTGGTTCGGGAAGTAGTAGAATTGCTGCTTATAAAATGGGTTTTGATTTTGTTGGATTCGAAATTGATGCTGAAATGTGTAAGCAATCAGAGATACGGTTTAATAATGCTTTAATGCAAAGTGAATTAAGTTTTGTTTAGAATGAAAAAAAATAACACAAATGTGTGAAAATAATTATTAAAATACTTGCAAAACCCACACAATTGTGTTATCTTTACTTCATAATTAATAACAATTAAAACATACAATTATGAAAACTTTAATCATTGACACATTAACAAACGAATTCTACGCAGTTTCTTGTTCTTCTAACCCTAAAGGTTATTTATCAAATGCAAATGATGAAGGAAATCCAGATGAGAATGATTTTCCTTACTGGACAACTGACGAAAATGAAGCTTTTGATTTTGGTTCTGAATTATCTGCTAAAAATGAAATGGATATGAATGACCTTACAAATGGTGGAACTCGTAAACCTTTAATTTATGGAAAGTAAAGATTTAATTAATTGGGGTGAGCTTAGCCGATTTTTGGCTGGCTCACGCCAAACTGTAAGAAGAAATTCAATACCTAAGATTCATCAGTCTTTTGTAAACGATTTGTTAAAGGCTATGAATAAGGTGATTTCTAAACGGCTTGATAAAGCCGAAGCGGGTGGGCAAAAAAATAATAAAATTACTCCCACTGAACTTGATTAGAAGTACGGCTTTGCGCTTGTACATAACGTGTTGCAAATAAATATAGTACGATTATGAAAGAAAAAATTATCGAAATAGTAGGATTTAACATGGAACCCGAAAGGGCTGAACTTATTGCGCAGCGAGTATTGGATTTATTTGCTGTTATGCGACGTTTTAATTTTAGAATTGTAAAAGACGTGAATAGAGATAAAAAACACCCAGGATGGGAAATGATTAATTACGGATTAGAAATTGATAATGAAATAGTATGTTGGTTTGCTTATGAACATCCACAAATGACATTAGAAGAAATTAAGTTGCAACAAAATAAAAGAGAATTATATGAAGAAATTGTGCGCAGGGTAAATGGCGCATAACGGTGGGTGTAGCTGCCAGTGGCGGCAAGTAACCGAAAAGCATAATTAGAATTATAAACTTTAAAATACTTACAAAATGTCAAACGAAGAACAACACCAGCCATTGCAGCTACACGATGTTAGCCGCTGCCCTTCTGATGTTGAAATGATTGAATCATTAAATAAGAAGGTTGAAGAAAAACAACGAAAACTTAATGACCTGGAAAACAAATTCAGGGAATGCCGGGAAGAGTACAGGCAACTTATATCTTTTCAAATCGCTCAATTAAGAGCAGTACAGATGCTTTACGATGTGATGAAAAACGGAAATACTCACTATCAAAAGGCTTTATTTGCTGAAATAGCTAAGGAATCGCTTGGCCGAGAAATAGGTTCACTTATTGAACGCTATCAAAACACTAAATGGAAATTTCGATTAGGTGACGAACCTGACGAACTACCGTTTTAGGGTTGCGGCTAACGTTTCAAGGGCTTGGCGAAGTTGCCGAGACGAAAAGCTAAATAGAATTACAAATGTTTAAAATTAAGAACTAATGTTGATAGAAGAACAAAACGGCAATTTTGCCAAACCCGTGTTAGGTGCAGTGCCTTCCAATAAAGTTTATTTAGAGGACTGCACTGAGGCATTAAAGCGTTTTAGCGATGGGTATTTTGATATTGCAGTAGTAGACCCACCTTATGGAATTGGAGCTAACAAAATGCAACTTGGTAACGGCAAGAAGAAGATTTACAGAGGAGAAGCCGATTGGGACAACGCAATACCTACTGCTGAATATTGGGAGCAGTTATTTAGGGTATCTAAAAATCAAATTGTGTGGGGTGGCAATTATATGACTGAATACCTGAAGCCGACAAGTGCTTGGTTATTTTGGGACAAAGGAACAGGAGAAAATGACTTTGCGGACGGTGAATTGGCTTGGACAAGCTACAATGGAGCATTACGTAAAATAACCAAGAGTTGGGTAGGTGCGAACGCAAAAGACGGCCTGGAACGAATACACCCGACACAGAAGCCAATTTACTTATATGACTGGATATTTAACCGATTTGCAAAGGAAGGCAATTTGATTTTAGATACACACGTAGGAAGCGGAAGCAGTAGGATTGCAGCACATAAGAATAAGTTGCATTTTGTGGGATTTGAAATAGATAAGGGCTACTTTGAAGCGCAGGAAAAACGCTTTAATGCCGTAATTTCACAACAAACTTTATTTTGAAACTCTGTGGCATTGCACCTAACGGTTGATAATATGAAATGGCTGGGATTCGGAGCTACTAACCTATCCCATGCCACAAAATTAACAGGTAGCGAGCTGGCTAATAAACCCACTGACACCCAGCTTTTTTATATTATGTGTTAGCGGTAGTTATTTATGGAACATTTAGAATTTACAGAAAAATTAAATCAATTAGGCTGCTCATTTAGAAGCACTAATGCTGAAAACAAAGTCAAAACTATTGAAATACCGAATACTTTCGGAAAATCCGAATTTGTTGAGATACAAAATTTTCAATGCAAATATGTTGGTTATAATGCCTTTTCAAGACCAACACCATTACAGGCAGTAATAAGTGAGGCTATTGATATTGATAGCTGGAAACATAGTTGGCACAATGAAATAAAGCCTGAAAATTACGAAAAGTTTAGAGATATTATTCAAGAAAAAATGATTAAAAGAGCCGAAGAAATGGACTTTTTAACTACCGTATATTTTCAGTTACAATACGAAATATCAAATAGGAGTGCGGATTTATAATTACCGCTAACTACTTTATAAACGCATGAAATAAATTGCACTCAAAATAATGAATCTATGAATCAATCAATTACAAATCAACCAGTGCAAAAAATTTCAGATAAAAAACTTGATAGATTTGAGTATTCAAAGCAAGTCACTGAAAAATTTTGCAGTCTTATCAATGAAGGTAAAATCATGATTCCGGATCAGATGAAAGCAATTGAAACCCTCTGCAATATCATGCAGCCTAAAACAGTCAACCAGTACCGTACACCGTTACTCAATCATTATAATTCTGTAAAGGGGGCTATCGAGGGAAAACGATTAATGTTTTTTAGGATTGGTTCAGAAATATTTATTCCAAAACAATGATGCAAATCACCTATAAAACAATAACACTTGAAGCGGATTCCCCGTAAAAGATAATAAAACCGCAATGGAAATCTTCAGATCAAAACAAGAGATCATCGACAGCCTGATTTCAATTCAGAGCGACACAGATATGTTATCTGAAAGCATACCGAAGGAATTCAGGGATCGAATTATCACAAAGACAATGGCAAAGATGGAGATACGCAGGCAGGAGTTAAACAGCCTTCCTGAAGCTTCTTTGGCTTATGAATTTAGGAAGCAAAACAGAAATGCCAGGTTACACAAGATCACAGAAAACAGATACCAAATTATATTTATATGAAAAACACAATTCTAATTATTGCAGGGTTACTGTCGATCATTGCCGGAATTGCATTATTGATAGTCCTGTTTGTCTATCATATCACCCATGAGCAGCTGACGGTGATGATGCTTTTCAAAAAATTCTGGCTGCAATATTTCTCAGCAACATTTCTGATATTGATTGGATACGGCATGTTGTGGTTATTTGAGGCAGTAGAAAAAGCAACCCCGATAGAAGATGAAAGGATGGAGTTATGAGAAAGCTACCATTAACCCGGGCCTTTGATCAGAGGCCACAGAAAGAAATAGTTCACGAAGGATCTGTAAGGTCAATAGATGAACTGAAAGAGACTATCATTCTGCTTGAAGAAATAGATTACAGGCTTGCATCAATAAGCTGCGATTTAGGTTTAGCACAGCGCATCAGGGAGCGTATCAATTCTCTGAAAGACCTTTTGTAAATCAGTATTTTATTCTTATATTGTAATTATAAATTAATTAATTAACGATCATGGAAAATCAAACAGAAGTGCTGAAGAAAATTCAGCAAGCGAGGATTCATATCAAGGGTATGAACCTCAAAAAGCAGGGAAGAAATTCCTATAGTAATTACGATTACTACACGCCTGAACAGGTCAATTTACTGGTTAACGATGCAGCGCAGAAATATAAGCTGTTCAATAAATTTGACCTTGAACGCACAGAATTAGGACTTATGGCCCGTCTGAATGTTACCGATCTTGAAAGCGGTAATTCAGTATTATTCACAATCGCCACGGAAATACCTGAGATTAAAGCTACTAATGTGGCTCAGCAACTCGGTGGAGCCGTTACCTATTCAAACAGGTATCTGCTTATGATAGCTTATGACATTGTTGAAAATGCGTTGGATTTTGATGACAAAGACCACACAAAGAGCGCACCGAAACAGGAGCAAAAAGAGGATAACCGTCCATGGCTTACCGATAAACAGCTCGCTTCAGTCATTGATAGAATTCGCCGGAATGATCCAGGTGCTGAAGCAGAAACAATGGATGAATTTGTGAATAAAGTATTCTCTGAATACAAGATGAAAAAGGTATTCAGGGAGCAGATTGAAGCAGAGATGAAAGATGACTTTAACAAAAAAATGCAATGAACACACTCAGCACAATAACAGTACTTCCCTCAACAAAAGAAGAAATAAGTATTTATGTTGAAGGGGCAAAGGCAGAAATATTGAACAGCACTGCCAACGATCAGCTGAATATATGGAGGCAATTAAAAGCCTTTGCACAGGTCATTAAACAACTGGAAGATGATCCGGAGATTAAGAATTCAGTTCTTGAATGTTCTCATGGTCATGGGAAAACCTTCGAGTTAAAGGGGGCAAAGTTTACTCTAAAAACTTTGCCAAAATGGAACTACTCAGGAACTGGCGATAAAAGACTTGAAGAACTTGAAAAGCAGATAGCAGATTTAAAAAAACTGCTCAGTGCCAGACAAAAGATGCTTCAGAATTTAACCGGGCCTGTAAAGGACGGGGATAACGAAATCCATCCCCCGATGAAAATTATTGATGAGGTATTAAGTGTAACCATTTTGTAAACTACCCACCCACGCAAAGCGATGGGTTGGGCTTTAAACCTAAGAACGAATGCACTTGACAGTACAACGTACTCGGCTTTTCAGGCTGATTTACAATACAGCCCCATGCAGCAATATTCTTAGCAGCGTTATGGTCTGCATCGGAAATATTACCACAATTTTTACATCTAAAGTGTTTCATGGATAAAAATAAAAATACTAATACTTATGAAAATTTCTAATAATAATTACATCACTATTCAGGGATGGATGGTGAATGATTTGCAATTGACAGGAAATGAATTATTGCTTTATGCTTTAATTTACGGATTTACTCAGGACGAAAAAACTGAATATAGTGCCAGTATTCACTATATGACGGGATGGCTAGGTGTTTCAAAAAACACAATTTTAAGATTGTTAATTACATTAGAAGATAAAAATTTAATTTTCAGGATCACTGAAAACGGGAAAATGAACCGTTATAAAATTAGTGATATAACATCTAAACCGGTGCCAAAATTGAACCGGTGCCAAAATGAGACCGGTGCCAAAATTGAACCGGTACCGGTGCCAAAATTGAACCGGTCACCTATATATATATATAATAAGAAAGATATAAGTGATAGTAAGTTCTTCAATGATGAAGAAGTCAATAGTGCATTTAAGGACTATTTACTTTTGCGAATGAAAATGAAATGTCAGAATACAGAAAGGGTAGTCAGTAGATTAATTTCAAAGTTAAAAGAATATGCCCCAGATAAAAAAACAGCATTAGAGGTAATAGACAAAGCGTGTACAAGTAACTGGAAAGACTTCTACCCTTTAAAAACTGCTTAAATGACAATTGAAGATAAAATTAACAAATACGCCAATTACTTAGCAGAGGTTTCAGCACGGATGACATTCGGTCAAAAGGCAGCGGCAAAAAAAATGCTTGAGGAAATCTTAACAGACTTAGCAATTTTACAGAGAAAGAATGAAAAACTGTCTCTCCAACTGGCAGGAATGCCGAACGAAGATTATCCTGACTTGCTTCATAAAATGGTTGATCTTATAAAACTTGCAGGTTTTGATTTGATAGATGTTTCTGAAATGGACAGGAAGACAATTGAATTCATGCTTAATAATCAGGAATTGATAATGAAAAACGGAGATCTGACAGCAACCAGGATTCAGAACATTGCCAATCTTGTTAGGTATCATTATCAGACAAAAGGAGAACACCCAAAGAATATGAGTGAATTAGTAACTGATTTCAACGAAATAAAAGATGCCAGAAATAAACCGAATTAAACTGCCTGATTTCGGCATCGAAACGATAAACATGTCGGATGCCGTAAATAAATCAAAAATAGAATTTAGTCAGGAAATCGTTAAACCTCCCGTTTGTATAGGTGTTAGAGATGGTCAGGAAGTGATACCGTTCGGTACTTACGGAAATTTCTCAGCAATCGTAGGAGCGCAGAAAAGCCGGAAAACATTTCTCTGTTCGATGCCGATGGCAGCAGCTATCCGATCAGGTAACTATGAGAATTTTGTTGCGTATACATCAGGGAAGGTTAACATCTGGTTTGACACAGAGCAAAGTAGTTATTATGCCCATCGGGTAAATAACAGAACAATATTTATGGCAGAGAAATACGGATCACAGCCATATAATTTCAGGATGTTTTGTCTCAGGTCCTTCAATTACATGGAGAGATATGAGATCATCAAACATATTTTAAGGACCACAAAAAACATCGGTTATGTTATTATTGATGGTATTCGTGATCTGGTGAGAAGTATCAATGATGAGGGAGAAGCCAGCGAAGTAGTATCATTTCTCCTTCGAGCAACCCATGATTATGATTGCCATATTTCAGTTATTTTACATTTGAGGAAAGGAGATAGCCCATCCCCCAGGGGGTTCATTGGAACAGAAATTCAGAATAAAGCTGAATCAATAATAGAAGTTGAAAAGAGCAAAAAGAATAAAGATTTCAGCGAGGTAAGGGCAAGGGATTTCAGAGGGATAGAATTCAATGATTTCTATATGAAAATTGAGGACGGGATACCTAAGAGAGTGTGGATGGATAAAGACTTTGAAAAAAAAGAGGAGGCCCCATATTGAACGAGACCTATTCACCGGATTAACAATACCGGAGAGGATCATCAAAAGGCTTGATGAGAAGATAGCCAATAACCGGAAGCCGGTCAAAATAGAATCAATCAGTATTAAGGAATTTATTAACAACTTTAAAAATAAAGAAATGAAAACCTTTTTTACAGAGAGATTCAAAGGCAAAAAAATATACTGGAAAAATTTTAGGGAAGTTGGAGAAATAGAAAAACAATTGGAGATATGGAAATAAAACCAAGTAATCTGATAGCCACAGAACTCTTTGGAGTTGATCCTGGTAAAAGCAACGGTGGAATAGCCAAGTTTTCAGACCGTATTGAATCATGGCCTATGCCTGAAGATTTCGACAGAATACGGGAGTATTGGGACTATCAGAAAGAGATCTGCAAAAGGCCGTTGGTAATACTTGAAAAAGTTGATATGTGGGGGAGTGACACACCTGAAAAAAGGTTTGGGATAAAAAAGATGCTCGATCATTATGCTGAGCTTAGGAGCATTATTCGCACCCGTGATTTTCCTTTTATCGAGGTTGCATCAATTAGTTGGCAGTCTTATCTTAAAATCAGGATAGGCAAAGAAGATAAATTAATACGAAAGCGGAGATACAAAGACATAGCAACAGAGCTTTATCCATCTCAAAAAGTAACACTGAAAACATGCGATGCGTTATTGCTTGTAGAGTTTGGAAGAAGGAAATTACAGTATGAACCACTGTGGATTATGCAGCATGTTCAGAACGAAAAAAAGGCACAGACAATTTTTTAAATCAATGAAAATTAGTATATTGTGAAATCAAAATTAAACGATCATGAAAAAAATTAAAATTCAAATCAAACACAGATTAACAGGAAGTATTCTTTTTGAGTATGAATCTACAGACAACACAATTAAACAGACGGTAATTGAGGCGATAAAGTCCGGAGCCGACCTGTCCGTAGCCGACCTGTCCGGAGCCAACCTGTACGGAGCCAACCTGTCCAGAGCCGACCTGTCCGGAGCCGACCTGTCCGGAGCTGACCTGTCCGGAGCCAACCTGTACGGAGCCAACCTGTCCAGAGCCGACCTGTCCAGAGCCGACCTGTCCGGAGCCGACCTGTCCAGAGCCGACCTGTCCGGAGCTTTAATAAATGACATTAAAGTCAAAAAAATGAGAGTATTTTCCGGATTGTACTCATATCTGGTTATTGCTTTTATTTCAGAAGATGGCGAAAAATATGTTCGTATGGGTTGTTATGTACGGAAGGTTTCAGAATGGGAAGCCGACTTCTGGAATAACGAGAATGAATTTCCGAACGATAATTCAGAAAAAAGCAATCTCAGATTATTTGCTTTTGAAACAGCTAAAAGATGGTTTGAAATTATTGAAAAATGATTTATCAGCCCTCAAAAAGCACAGAAGCCCATGCTTTTCTTGATAAGCTATTTGAAAGAAAGCGATGGATAAAGATTGAGTACATCCCAGAGAAGCGATCACTCAATCAGAATAACTATATGTGGCTATGCTTTACGATCATCGGGCAGGACACAGGTAACACAGCACAGGACATATATGAGTATTACCTTGAAAAATTCCCGACATACAAAGAGATTGAGTTTAATGGATTGTCGAAGCGGATAAAGATTTCATCAAGTCAGTTCACGGTTGAACAGATGACAGTATTTATTGATTTGTTTACAACCGATGCACGGCAGGAGGGAATATCACTTCCTGACCCGAAGGATTTGGAAGCATTAAATCAGTACCAATATTATCAGCAGAGGGGGTTATTATGAGCTTATTCAAAAGAAAAAGACAAGATCAAATAACCATAACCCTACCTGAAGGTTATGAGGCTAAAACTCCGAGGTTAATCGGATTCAGTTTTGTTGTGATTGAGTTAAAAAAGAAAGATGCAAAAACACACTAGAACATATTTCAAATATTTCGGATACGGAATAGACAGCATCATCATCTGTGAGATTTGCGGTAAGGATAAATCGGTTGATATTCATCATATTGATGGCCGGATCGGTAAGCAGGCAAACAACATTGAAAACTTAATAGCCTGCTGCAGGAAATGTCACAATGCAGCCCACGATGGGAAGATCACTAAAGAAGTATTACATATTATTCACAACCTAAATTTAAAAAAATGAAAAAGAGTTCAAATGGAACTATTGCCGGGAGGAATAAAAAATGGAGCTAAAAATAGTATTTAACAAAACACCCACAAAGGCAGAGATTGACAGGTTGATATCTGTCCTTAACGATGCCCTTTACAAGGTTCAGAAAGAGAGAAAGGCACTGAGGCTTGACAAGATCAGAAAGTGTGGAATCTGCGGTAAAGAATTTCAGGGGTTCACAACATCAAAATATTGCTCTGAAGATTGCCGGAGCAAACAAAAAAAAGAATACCTTAAAGCCTATTGGCAGGAAACAAAAAAGATAGAGAAAGAAAAAAAGAACAGAGAGGAATTCGGGGAGAAGAAAACAGTCAAAACAGATTTTGTAGGAGGTTATGAATCTGAAATGCTTGAACATGAAAAAGCGCAGCGCACCCTTCAAAAAGTCAAGTCACGGGTATATGGGAAGCAAACATATATATCAATTCCTTCCCTGAAACAGACGATAGTAGTTAACAGGATATTAACAGCCGAGGAAATTGAAGCTAAAAAAAACGAGGCTATTAGGAAGGAAAATAAGAAATGGGAATTGTTAAAAAATGTCCCAGGTGCGACAAATGCACGGAGAAAATGGAAGGAAGAAAATGAATCAACTCTTTGACAGTCAGAAATAAAATGTTATATTTGAACGGGATTATAATAACAGCCCATGTATCCTGATAACCAAAATAGAATAATAACAGAAACAGTATTCTGGAACCGGGAAACCGGTATATGTTACAACCTTGTCCATAAAGCTATCGGATACGCTTATGAGATTACCGATGTCCGGAATAAAAAAATAGTTGTACATTGGCCTTATATTCTAAACTGATGATCAAGTTATCAAAGATAAAACCTCATCCTGATAACCCCAGGTTAATAAAAGATGAATCATTTCATAAACTTTGCGAATCACTAAAAACATTTCCTGAGATGATGGCAAAGAGGGAGATTATAATTGATACATGGACCAACCCGATTATTCTTTGTGGCAACCAAAGGTATAAGGCATTAAAGGAAATAGGCTATAAAGAAATCCCTGATAAATGGATAAAGACTGCTGAAGATTTAACAGATGATCAGAAAAAAGAATTAATGATTAAGGATAATATCCAAGCCGGTGATTGGGATGAAGATATTTTATCTGAATGGAACCAGGACGATCTTAACGAATGGGGAATTGATCAGGTGTGTAGGGATCCAGAATTAAAGGGAAGGATAAAGGTACTAAACCAACAGGGGCAACCGGCCATGAATCCTGCCGGATAAAGGCCGGTTTTATTTTGTTCTTGAATACCAA